AACAGCAAGTAACTCTTATAAAATCGATAATATCGAAGTATTGAGTTCAAATGAATTAGGGCCGCAAGTTTCAAAGAGTAAGTTAACACAACTAGGAACATTATCGTCACTAAATGTCGACGGCGATGCAAACCTAAGCCAATTTGCTTTTTTCAACTCTGCATTAGGAAGATTAGGGCTTAATAATGAAGAGCCGAATGGAGTATTAAGTGTTTCAGAAAATAATGTCGAATTTATTATTGCCGCTCCTAATTATGGTGTGGCTACTGTCGGTACTTACACTAATAGCGATGTCTCATTCATTACTGACAACACACCTCGATTTACTATAAAAAGAGATGGTGAAATTGTTATCGGTAATCAACGATCTAACTCAGCTAACGTAACCATTTATGGAAATCTTAATGTTAGCACTATAACGGCCGATACAAGAATTAATCGTTATAGTCCTTTACAATTTTCTCCTAGCGTCGACACTTCGATTTATGGTTTAGGACTTGTATGGTCTGATCCTAATAGACCACGTCAACTAGTGTTAATGCCTGGTCCAGATAGATTGTTTACCACTGAATCATTCGATCTTGGTCCAGATCAATCATATTACATTAACTCTCAAGCAGTTCTTTCTGCAACTTCATTAGGACCGTCGGTTGTTGCATCTAGCCTAACAAGTGTAGGTCCGCTAACTTCTTTACTAGTACAAGGATCATCAACATTTGGTGGTACAATAAATGCAACCGGAGGAGTAAATGTTGATACGCTAACATTAGCCGATGACATTAATCCAGCAACTATTACTAATACACAGTTAGATGCAAGAAACAACTACACTATATCGATATCATCGGATCAAGTTTTTTATGCAGACTCTAGACAAATTTCGATCGGTAACAAATTAAACAATAATCACAATGTTAGTGTATATGGAAATTTAAGTGTTGGTATATCAAACCCGGATCCGAGTGTTAGTTTAGCAGTCAGCGGAAACATTAGTTTTGCAAATAAAAAGTTCGTTACTGGAATTGCTCCTCCTACACAAGGTTCATTTGGTGTTGGAGATATCTGCTGGAATCAATCTCCGCAATCTGGAAGTTTTATCGGTTGGGTATGCTTGATCGAAGGCAATCCGGGACAATGGGCACCATTTGGTTCTATAGCACAGCAATGAACCAAGAAACAAACAATATTCTCAATCGGCACGAAGAAGATTTAAATCGTATTAATGATCAACGACGATTGTGGTTATATGCTAGTTCTGTAGTATTTGTTAGTACTATTTTTTTAATATTCGGATGGAATTGGCTTTCTGGATTAGAGTCATCTGAACTTTGGTGGTTTATTGTTAGTTGTATGTTAATAACTTCTATCAATTGGTGGTACTGGACTATGAAAGTAATTCGAATTATTCTTAAATATCAAGCAATAGAATATGAATTACTTAAAGATATTTTAAATGACGTTGCCGAGCTCAAGGCATCGATCACCACATTAAAACATCGAGAACTTGACAAATTAAAATAATACTGTATAATTAACTCATACACTTGAGGTAATTATGACTTGGATTATTGATAAAACTTTTGAATTCTGTTACGGACACAGAGTCTGGACACAAAAACTTAATGGCGAATATGCTGCTGATCTTAAATGTGCTTGCAGACACTTACACGGGCATGAAGGTAAGATGCAAGTATTTCTCACAGCACCGGAACTTGATCAAACAGGAATGGTTACTGACTTCAGACATCTCGAATGGTTGAAGAAGTGGATCAACACATACATCGATCACCAATTTATTATCGACCGGAACGATCCATTGTATGATCGCTTAGTCGGATATGACACTCCGCTTGTTCCTGTATATGTTCCTGAAACCGATTGCATAACAGGATGGCACATTGATCCGAAATTCTACGAAGATTTAGATGGGCACGATTTTGAGATGTTTGAAGGATTTATGGTCGTCGACTTTGTTCCAACTAGTGAAAATCTTAGTAAGTGGATGGCGGATCTCGTAGAAGTAAAAATGAAAAAGCTCGATGTAACTGTACATCATATCGATTGGTGGGAGACTCCTAAGAGTCGTTCTGTATACTATCGCTGAATTAGCAGGTAAAAACATTGATTTTTATTATAAAATAATGTATTATTATTAAATGACAATATATACCGTACAGATAGAAGAAGATCCAGATACAGGTGAACTAATTCTTCCTTTTCCTCCCGAACTTATAGCAGAATTAGGGTGGGTAGAAGGAGATACGTTAGTTTGGACTATTAACGAAGACAACACAGTAACAATTAAAAAATCTGATGAATAAAATAGGCTTTGCTTGTAAATGGATCGATCATGCTGGTCAGGTCGATGGTATTAAACCTACAGACGACTGTAAGAAGTACAATACTGGTACTACTACAGTCGCTTGGCTTAAGAGGCAATCTCGTTCGGTTGCCGAGGACAAACTATGGTCCTTAATGAAACAGAACATTGAAGCAACTCGCAAATTGGTGCAGCGAGTGGGAGAATTAGATGAGCCTCTTCGAATGGTTCGGATTAGCAGCGACCTATTACCTGTCTATACTCACGATGATTTTAAGTATTTCTATCATCAACCCGACGTACAAGAGTATGCGGTTCGGCATTTTAACGAAGTTGGAATTCTTAGCCGCAATCGTAATATCCGTCTGTCTTTTCATCCTGGGCAGTTTTGTGTTATGGCTTCAGACAACGAAGATATTGTCGCCCGTTCTATAGAAGAATTCGAGTATCATGCAGACATGGCTCGATGGATGGGTTATGGTCAAAAATTCCAAGACTTTAAAATTAATGTCCATATCGCAGGTAAACAAGGTCCTGATGGTATTCGTAAAGCATATCAAAAACTTAGCCCTGAGGCTAGAAACTGTTTAACAATCGAAAACGAGGAGAATTCACATGGACTTGACACTTGTCTTGAGCTTGCTGAGTTGTTGCCTATTGTGCTTGATATTCACCATCATTTTGTTCGCGAAGGAGAATACATTAGTCCCAACGATGATCGAGTAGCAAGAGTTATTGATAGTTGGCGTGGTGTTAGGCCGACTTGTCATTATTCAGTCAGTCGTGAAGAATTGGTTTCATCTCACTACCCATCTAGTCTTCCTGATCGAAATAAGTTGATAGAATCAGGAATCAATAAACAAAAATTGCGAGCTCATTCTGATTTTATGTGGAACCGTGCATCTAACGAATGGGCACTTCAGCATGTAGATTGGGCAGATATAATGGTAGAAGCGAAAGCAAAAAATCTTGCAAGTTTCGCATTATATGAGTTCTGGAAAGGCTTGAAAAATCCCGTGAGTTCGATTCTTGAGTCGGAAACACACTCCTCTTCCGATTCCTAACTCTTTACTAACATTATCTGCTGATTTACCATTATCCATTAACTTGATAGCAGTTTTATACAAATCGTAATTATCTCGATTTTTTCCTTCTAAGATAGCGAGCTTTCTCTCTTTTGTACACGGTTTCTTTTTTCCGTACATCGGATTATTATCGCCTTGTTTTGATAATGACAGATTGTGTCGCCATTCGTCGGTTCGCGGAATACCTTTAAGTCCTCTGCTTCTTTTTTCAAGAGTGGATTCTGAAGGTTTCCATCCTTGCCGACTTGGAGGGCGAGCTCCAACTACAATATTAGTAAGATTTTTTAGACCTATAGATTCGGTAAGGTGTTCTTCATAATCATACGCATCACTTTCTATATCAAAATACTGTACAATATCAACAATTGGTTCTAATCCGTGTCGATGTAAATCTTCAATATATTCATCTTTGTAAGGATTTTTGTTTCCATCTTTAAAATTGTTGTGAGTCCATGCTCTAGTACCGGAACCTTTGCCAATATAAAAAGGTTGATTTGAACGAGGATCTAATAATTTATATACATAGTATTTCATGTTATTATTTATTCTTTTGATGAATGTCGAATACAAAAATACATATTGACTTTAACTCTATGTATGTTATAATACAATTTTAACTTACTAAACATATTCTATGAAAGTGATAGCAGCGGTTATTAAATCTCTAACATTCTTTGTTGTATTATTCTTAATTGTAGTATCTACACCAATTGGTATTCTCTATCTAATTGAACCACGTGCTATTCCTGATAATAGCGTTGCTGGAATGGTAATACTAATGTTAAAAGGAATGTAATGGGCTCAGAAATAAACAATCTCTTTCCGTATAGACTTAAATCTGTCTATTGGTCTTCAAAATTAGTGTTTTGTGTATGGCCAAGAAGATGCTTCTATAGTAGCAAACGACTATGGTTTAAAAAAGTATATACCGGAACAGCATGGTTTATAATTGATTCTCAATTGCTGTCTTGCACCATTTATGCAGATACGCATCAATTTATTATACATCAACTATCACAATAAAAGGGCTTAGTAGCCCTTTTATTTTACTTCTTTGTTGCAGGTCGTCCGCGCTTCTTAGGAGCAGGTTTTTCAGTAACCTTCTTAGCCTTAGGAGCAGGTTTTTCTCTTACTTTCTTTTCTCTAACCTTCCTTTCCTTAACAGCCTTAACTTTCTTAGGAACCTTAGCCGGAGCAGGAACATCGATAACAGTATCATTTACAACAATCGATACTACTGGTGTTTCTGTTGGTTCCACTGGCTTTTTTCCAAACAATTTTTTAAATATTGAAAACATAATATTACCTCGTAGATTATTTATAGTTGGCCTATATTCTTTAGACTTGATACTGGCATATTCCATATATGCCGTTTTTCAACTCCTTTTTCTTGTGCAAATCGTTTTGCATCGCAATTTTTGCACACATGATAAAAATTATTGTTTAGTCGATTAGGATCTATCGATCCTTTTTCTCTTTGAAATTCTTCTCCGCAAGCATCGCACCGGAAATTTACAATAGTTTTTTTCCGAGTATACTCGTGAGTATTTCCTAATTTACTTTTTCTGCTATGATGCGTAACTATAAATTCCATGCTAATAAACATAAGGTATTTACATTAAGATTATAAAAATTGTTTGATAAATATTGAATAAGACTGAAAGCATGATTGGAGTTTATACATGTCACAAAATATAATTGATATCGGTATTGTAGGAAATGATGGAACTGGCGATAGTATTCGTGAATCGTTCCGAAAAACTAACGATAATTTTACTGAATTATACGCAGTATTCGGGTTAGGAGGGAAAATCGGGTTCACATCATTAAGTGATGCTCCTGCAACATATAGTACTAATCAAGTTATTATGACTAATGCAGCAGGTGACGGATTGACTGCGAGAAATGTAGTAGCAGGAACTGGTATTGCTTTAGCAAACACAGACCAAACATTAACTATTAGTTCTACAATTTCCGGATTATCAGGCGATAGCAGACCGACATTAAGCTCTCCGTTAAACGCAAATAATTTTGCTATTGGTGGAATACCGGAACCTAGTCAAACTGTTGTCGATTTATTCAATTCTATATACACTTCTACTCCAATCACTATAGAACAGTTGGCAATTTCAAAAGGGTATGCCGATAACAACTATCTTCAAGTATCTTCTACAGGACAGGTTACCGGACCTATAAGAGTCAGAACGCAACCTTTAGTACCTCAAGTTAACGATGTAGATTATGATTCTACATTAACAGGTAACTATCTATCAACCGAAGCTATGCAACGTAAAGATGTTGTATATCGAGGTGGAGATAAGATGAGCGGAACTTTAACATTAAGTGACCATCCTGCTCCATTATCAGGATACGGTACACCTAATGGAGAGTCCGATTTACAAGCGGCTACTAAATTTTATGTCGACAATAACACCTTTACTAGCGGTATTAATTTATATGTTTCTACTACAACAGGTGACGACTTACAACAAAAAACTCCTCCTGGCAAAGAAGGTAGATTCTGGCAATACGCATATAAATCTATAGGTTCTGCTGTACTAGCTGCCGATAACTTAGTTAATCTATCTCAACAAGAACCCGGTCCATATCAGCAGTTAATTTCTTACACACTTGGTCCAGATGAATATTTCTCGACTGTGCAAACATCATCTGACGGATATCTTGTTAACGGTATCAAAGTAACTGGTGGTAATAGTTCTAGTTCAGGATACCAATCTGCATTTGAATTATTACAAGCTAACAGAACATTTATCCAAAAAGAAACTATTGCATATATTAACAGCAAATATGTAAATCCATTTACATATGATGTTGCAAAGTGTCAAAGAGATATCGGATACATCTTAGAAGCAGTAGGTTACGACTTGGTATTAGGAACCACTTATAATACTACAACTGCTGCATCTGCATATTTTTATGGAACTGCAAGCAATGTTACTAGCAACGAATTAGTTCAGACTATCGAAGCAGTAAAATACATTCGTGATACAATTTTAGGATTTGCTTATAACAGTACTGCACTTGAAACATATATCGGTTCAGTTGTCAATGCTATCTGTTACGATTTAATTTTCCAATCAAATTACCAAAGTATTCAAGCGGCATTATATTTCCCATATGCAGGTACTGCACTCGATTCTGCTCAAATAGTTGAAATACTTACTGATCTACAAAATACTTTATTCGGTATAGTATCGACTCCGACTATTTCAAATGCAACCGTAACAAGCACAATTAGTGGAATGATAAACCAAAACACAATCATTGTTTCTAATAATAGCGGATTGGTTGTCGGTATGAATGTGTTTGGAACAGGTATAGGGTCTGGCGCAGTCATTACTCATATTAGTAACACTACTATTACATTGAG